TATATATCCTTTAGATAAATCATTAATACCAATGTGCAAGAAACTATCAAAACCATATCCTAAAAAATGCGATAATAGCATAACAGCTAATGCGGCCGACTTCCAGTTGGCAGAAGAGGGGCAGCACCATCTTATCGCTCAATAGATTACAAAAGGAAATGACTACGTTTTCGGACATAAATAAAAAGGCAATGATTGAGGCGCTTGAAAAATCGCTCGGAGTTGTTACAACAGCCTGTAAAACAGTAGGCATTGCCCGGTCAACGCATTACCAATGGATGGAAGATGATCCTGAATATAAAAAAGCGGTTGAGGACATTGCAGACATTGCCTTAGATTTCGCTGAAAGTCAACTGCACAAACAGATACAAGGGGGGGAGGTTAGCTCAACTATTTTCTACCTAAAAACAAAAGGAAAGCAAAGGGGATATATTGAGAAATCGGAGATCGACAACACACACAAGTTTATCAATAAGCCATCAATAAAACTTGACTTTGGAAACGTTAGTGAAAACTATACAGGGGACGAAGGCGGGTAAGTTAACGGCGCAAGTTCTTTTAAATAGCCGGAAACGGTATATCGTTCATGAAGGAGGGGCCCGGTCGGGAAAGACGTATGGTATTGTCCAGGTTCTTATTCAGTTTGCCAGCAGTGAACCGGTAGGAATTACAATATCCAGTCATTCGCTGCCACACCTTAAACGGGGGGCCATGCGGGACTTTATGAGCATCATGAATGAGTGGGGGTGGTACAATGAGAACGACCACAATAAGACGGATAACGTGTATCATTTCGATTCAGGCGGGTATATTGAGTTTTTAGGGCTGGAGGAAGCGAATAAAGCAAGAGGCGCCGGCCGCGATATACTTTTCGTTAATGAGGCCAATCTTGTAGGAAAGCAACTATTTGACCAATTGGATATGAGAACAAAGGGGAAGGTTATTCTGGACCTGAACCCATCTGATTTTGATTGCTATTGTTATGAGATTGCGGACGGCGCGAACGCGGTTAAGGTTCATTCAACATATTTGGACAATCCGTTTCTGCCCAGGCAGCAGGTAGAGATTATTGAAAGCTATAAGAACGCTGATCCTTTGATGTGGCAGGTGTTTGGATTAGGGCTGAGGGGAACGAGCCAGGATCAGATTTTCACCCATTGGAAGGTAGTTGATAAACTGCCAGGGAAGGGAAAGGTTTATTACGGATTAGATTTTGGGTATAACGTGCCCAGCGCCCTGGTTAAGATTGAAACCTATGAGGAGGCAAATTATGTGCAGGAGGTGATTTATGAAACCAAGTTAACCACGGGCGACCTGATAGAAAGGCTAAAACTAACTGACTTACGGAGAAGTGACGCGGTGTATTGTGATAACGCTGAACCGAAAACGATCGAGGAAATTTACCGGGCCGGGTTCAATGCAAAGCCAGCAGAAAAGGACGTTTACGCCGGCATTCAAAAGGTCAAATCAATGCCGCTGTTTGTTACCCGGGAAAGCAGGAACCTGATAAGTGAATTAAAATCGTATAAGTGGAAGCTGGATAAGGAGGGGAAAGTTCACCCGGACGAGCAGCCGGAAAAGGAGAAAGATCATGCTATTGACGCTATGAGATACGGGATATTCACCCATTCAGGGGCATTTCAATTTAAGGTAGTCGTAGCTTAAAATATTTTAGTGAATAAGATTCAAAAGGTAATTGCCGGATTATTGGGGATAAAAGCGGCACCGTCTATAAACGGCAGGTTTACCGTAGTAAACGGTGTGGTGGTATGGATGAATCAGAATAGTGAGGCTTACATTAAGGACGGTTACCAGGGTAATGATATTGTTTACAGTGCGGTTAAGATGGTGGAGGAAAAGGTGAAACTGGCACCGTGGGCGCAGTACAAGGTTGTTGACGAAGGTTCTTTGAAACAGTATAAGATGCACCTGAAGGCGGGAGATTATACTAAAGCAGAAAAATACCAACGCAAGGCACTGGAGCTAATGACCAATTTCAATGTCAGACAGGGAAAATGGAACGACTTACTGGATTGGCCTAATGAATATGAAACCTGGGGCGACTTTGTGGCAAATGGAGCGGCATATAAGATGCTTACGGGGAATAAATTTTGGTGGGCTGAACGGTTGGAAGCGGGGGCAAATGCAGGACTACCTAACGGAATATATGCCTTACCGCCTCAGTTTATGAGCATCCTGGCAAAGATTGGATGGCCGGTTAAGACAGTGGGTTATCAGTTAAACAGTGGACAGATACTTACATTCCCATTAGAGGACGTGATGCATGAGCGGTACTTTAATCCTTCCTACGATATTAATGGATCTCATTTGTACGGTCAATCGCCTATCCAGGCGGCGGTTAAGAACTTAACGAGAAACAATTACGCTAAGATAGCCACGACAAAGAAGTTTGAGAACGGAGGGATGGACGGGGTAATATTTATCGATGAAGAGTTGGCAACGGCTGAAGAAAGATTGGCCCAGGCAAAAGAGGTAAAGAAGATCATAACATCAAACGAATACAGCGGGGCCGAGGCAAGCGGTAAAACAGCGGTGAGCGGTTATAAAACAGGATTTACCAAGATAGGCGACACGGCAAAGGACTTAATGACCCTGCAATTTGAGGACCTGGATTTAAGAAGGCTGGCTAACATCTGGGGTATTCCTTCGCAGTTAATGAATGACCCGGAAAACAAAGCGGAGGCAAATGTAATTGAAGCAGAAAGGGTATTGACAAGCAGATGCGCATTGCCTCAGTTAACCGCCTGCAGGGATAATTTGAATCGCAAGGGTAAAGATTGGGGAATTGAAAGCTATATAGACTTTGATTTAAGTGTGTACCGGGAACTGCAGGAAGATCAGGGCAAGAAATGGGAGTGGGTGAAGCAGTTGACCGTACCGGAGGCATATAAGTTAGAAATGATGGGATTGGAAGTACCGGAAGAGCTACCTAAAGACTTAATAATAATCGACGGCAATAAGATGACATTGGAAGATTTAATGAACAGGTTAACGATGGAGCAGCAGGCCCAGGTTAATGATGTGGCAAATAATGCAGGGTTATGAGCTTTGAGAAAACGATAAACGGGGAAAGGTTGGTGGATAACACAAGTGAGTTCCATGTGAAACTATTGATTGAGAAAACGATTCCTATTTACACATTCAACCATCCGGATGACAACGGCAAAACAGATTGTCAACGGATAAGAGTGTTTAAAGACGGGTTACGATATATGATGAAGCAAAAGATTGACGAAATAATCAGATACTATGACGCGAAGGCAAAGGACGGCCATCAATGATAACTACCGTAAGAAGTGGGAAGCGGCCTTTTACAGTCCGGTCTTACGCGCCTTAAAGTATCAAATAAGTTCTTTTATTAGTGATGTAAAAAAAGAAGGTTTAACGGTTGCACAATCCCGGCTAACATACCAAATTCTCAACGAGAAAATGGCAATAGTCATATCGGGACTTTACAGGGTTGCCGGGGTTGATGCAGCCAACCGTGAACTGAGGAAGCGTAAACAGGAGCCTATGATAAAGGGTAGGACGTTCGGGTTTAACGCGGAGTGGGCTGCTCAGATTCAGGATTATTTCAGGATGCACCTGTTTGATAAGGTTGTGTTACCGATCACGGAAACAACTAAGGAGCAGTTGCAAAGGAAGATTCAGGAAATGATCGACAACGGGGAGAGCATAGAATGGCTGGTTCAGCAGGTGAAGGATAAAGATTTTACCGATTGGCGGGCCCGGATGATAGCCAGGACTGAAAGTAATAGAGCGATTAATTACGGCCAACAGATAGGGGCTGAGAAAAGTAAGTTTAAGTTAAACAAAGAATGGGTTGCCGTTCATGATGACAGGACAAGGCATAGCCATTTGTTACTGGATGGGAAGATTGTAGGTGAATTCGATGAGTTTAAACCGGGCTTACAGTTTCCGGGAGATCCGAACGGGGCACCCGGGGAAACAATCAATTGCAGGTGTCATTTGGAATATCATAGTGTGAGGGATGCCAACGGGCGACTGATACCAAAGGAACCGAATAAGATAAGAGTTACGCAGGCTGTGAGGCAGGAATTTCAAGATATTATTGCAGCATTAAATTAAAAACCATGCAAGAGAAAAAAAGTATTAGCCTTGAATTTAAAGACTTAGATACAGGCAAACGTGAAGCGGTTATCGCTCATGCTGTTTATGATAATATTGACCGTACCGGGGACATATCATGTAAGGGAATGTTTACTAAGTCCTGGGCCGAAAACAAGAACATCGATTTCCTGTTCAATCACGTTGACGGGGATGTTGTTGGGTCTGTAAAAGGAGTATTTGAAGACGAAAAAAAGGCATACACAAAGGTCGGGTTCGGCAACTGGACGTTAGGTAATGATGTGCTTGAAATGGCAGATGCCGGGGTATTGAAAGGCGCATCTTTTAAGTATGAAACCGAACAAAAGGAGTTTGTAAACATAAAGGGCAAAAAGATAAGGAAGCTGAAGGAGGTTAAGCACTATGAAACAAGCCTATTGACATTATTACCGGCTAATCCGCTTGCGGGTATTGTTTCGCTTACTAAATCATTTACAGAATTGGAGCTTAAAAAGCTTTCCGCTGTTGAACAGTCGGCAATTAGAAAGATATTAATGTCTGATCAGGATGCATTGAGGCAATTGGTTGAATTATCATTGTCGCTGGATTCTACTTCAGATATGTATATATGGATTAATTACAATATTTCCCGTCGTGCAGAATCTATTGCTGATTTAAGAAGGGAGATAAAGTATAATTCAGACGAGATAAACGGAATGAAATCTTATGTTAAGTTGGTAGATAAATTCTGCCGGGATGCCAACGCGTCCGATGAAACGATAATCAAACTTTCAAACGATATAACGGAAGTTAAGAAAATCATTGAGGAATTTGATACCGCGACCACTGGTATAGCTAATCAGCCGGGCGTCAGCAAATCCGATATACAAACAATTTTACAAGCATTAAAAAACTAAAAAGATGATAAGAAAATTTTATGACGCTGGCGCTGATAGCGGCGGCGGTACTTCTCCGGAAGTAAAAGCGGTTGCCGATGAAATAAAGAACTTCAAAACCAAGCAGGAAGCTGCCGTTGAAGAAGTGAAAACACTGGCAACTGGAACAAAGGTAGTGGTTGATGAACTGGACAAGGTGGCTAAAGCAAACCAACCCCTTATTGATCAGATGTCTATTGATATCAAAGATTTAAAAGCTGGTATGGGAGAAAAGAAAGAAGCAAAAACAGACGTTCGGGAAGCTATAAAAGTAGCTATCGAAAAAAATATCGATGACATTACCAAAGTAAAGAAGGGAGACCATCTTTCTTTGGAGCTAAAAGCCGTCGGTGATATTGTTACCGCTAACGTAACCGGTTCTACCATTTGGGGTGCTCAATCCAGGCCTGGGATAATTGAGGCACCGAAAAGAAAGGTTCACATGAGGGAGGTAATGTCAAACGGAGCCGTTGGAGCCGGGACTGATTACTATTTCATGAAGCAGAACGGTAACGGGGAAGGCGCTTTTGCGTTCACTGCGGAAACAGCAACCAAACCGCAAACAGACGAAGATCTGATAGAGGCTTCCGTAAAGATTGAAACATTAGCCGGATGGGAAAGGATTAGCCGTAAGGTTATGAATAACGTTCCCGGTTTTGTTTCATTCCTTCAGAGCCGTATGATTGAAAAACTTTTGAAGGCTGAAGATGCCGGTATTCTTTATGGAACCGGTACAACTCCTGAGATCAAAGGTATATTGGTTGCCGGTAACTTTACCGCATCCACCAACCTTACTCCGGCTTCCGCTTTTGTTGAGAAGATCATCAATGATATTGCCGTATTGGAAGATACATACGAGCGCAATGCGACAAAAATCCTTATGCGCCCGCAGCAGTATTATGGGTTCTTCAAAAACAAAGCATCCGGTTCAGGGGAGTATGATTTGCCTTTGAACGTTGCAATCATAAACGGGCAACTGTTTATCAGTGGTGTTCCCTGTTATGCTACGACCGCCCTGGCAATCAATACAGCAGACACACCGGATACTACTGATTATGTGGTAGGTGACTTTGAAATGGGTGCGCAATTACTAACACAGGAATCAATGAGGCTGGAGTTCTTTTATGAAGATAGTACCAACGTTCGAGAGAACAAGGTTACTGTTCGATTGGAAGAAACAGTTGCGTTGCCGGTGTTTGGAGCTGATTACTTTATTAAAGGTAAGCAGGACATTGCTATCTAATCATAAAGAGCCCGGTGAAATATCCGGGCTTCTTAAAACTTTTTTATGATAAAGTTCTTAAAAGATCACGGCAACAATAAAAAGGGTGATGAGTGCGATCACTTGCATGAAGATTATTTGATACGGGTAGGTGTTGCTGAAAAGGTGGAGGTAAAGGAAGTAAAGGTAGAGAAGGCCAAACAAAAAGAAACAAAGAAGCGTGAAGTATAACGACAACAGTAATTTTTATGTTACCGCTTATTTCGGGCCTGAGCCTGTTAATAAGGACGATGTAAAGCGAAGGCTTAACATGAAGTTTGACACGGACGGGGCTTTTGAGTTCAATGAAGACGATGTATTAATTACCGATTTGATTGTTACCGCGCGCGAATGGTGTGAGAAGTGGGCAGGTATTGCTATAAGGGAGCAAACTATAGTATGTGAGATCAGGAACGAATGCGGCGGGGTTGTTATTCCTTACGGGCCGATTGATTCGATCACGTCAGCGGTCGATAGTACCGGAGTGGCGTTAACCTTAACATATCACGGCAGTAAGTGGAGAACGATAGTCAGCCCGGAAACGGATTATATCAAACTGACTTATAGGTCCGGGTATGCGTTGTTAGGTACTAATTATTCAGCGTTACCTAAAGACATAAAGGATGCGATTATTGCCGTGGCGGTGAAATTGTATGTTGACCGTGGGGATGTGGATAAGATCACAAGTAGAGGTATTTCTATTTACACACTGGATTTGGCTAAGACTTTACTGGCACCTTATAATAAGAAAGCATGGTTAATATAAGCGATTTCAGGCATGTGGTTAAGCTGGAAAACGTTATCAAGGTTGCTAACGGATCCGGCGGGCATGATGAGGCTTACGCTGACTTTGTTATTACCAGGGGGCAAATGAAAAAAAAGGATGGATTCAGGGTATTTGAGGAAGGATATGACAAACAGGTTAGCACGTATGAGTATGTTACTTTTTGGAGGCAGGAATTAGAGAATAATATTACAAAGGACACACGGTTTATTTATGATAACCGGTTTTTCAAGATGGAAACCTTTGAGTTAATCCGGGAGCAAAGACAGTTTTATAAGTTCATTTTAGTCGAAGCAAGATGAGTGCTTTTGAGGTTAAGATACAGGGGTTGGATAAGTTAACGAAGTTCTTAGAATCAAGGGGAAAGGTTTACAAAGAGGAAGTGAAAGCAGAATTTGAAGACGCTGCCAGGATCATTAAAGGGGAGATGCAACGGGATGCGCCGGTTGATGTGGGAAGATTAAAGAACAGCGTATCTATTGTTCCCCGAAATGATTTGTCGGTTGAGATAGTGGCACCAGTTGATTATGCTCCTTACATGGAGTGGGGAACGAAAAGCAAAGCGAAAGTGCCGCCGGAATTACAGTCGTATGCTTCGCAGTTTAGGGGGCCTACCGGAATAAGTGATACGGATCCATTGATTGCATTAACTGAGTGGGCAAAGAGAAAAAACATTGCTGATAAGTGGGGGATAAAAGGTAAGAACAAAGCAGTAAGAGATAGGAGAGCTGGGTGGTTAGTATTTCGTAAGATCAGGAAGTTTGGAGTTAAACCGCATCCGTTTTTCTTTTACACACCGGGCGGGCAAAGCCGGATGGAGAAAGCAAAAAAATTAGTAATCGATAAGTTGAAAAATATAGCAAACAAGATATGATCGACATCGGACAAAAATTAAGGAAGGCATATTTCACCGCACTGAATGGGAATGTTCTCTATGAAGGCGGTGCCGTTCCTATTGTCGATGAGAAGTTGGACACGCAAATCAGTGAGCAGGATGTGTACATATTGATGCAGGCACAAAATGAGCAGGACGTACCTAACCGGTGTTATCCGATAACGGATTGCGATATATCGATGCGGATAGTAAGCCAGTTGGCAGCGGTCGGCAAAAAAGAAGTGGTAGAAAATATCAGTAATCAGATACTGACTTTATTATTTCCTAACCACAATTATAATTCGTTAAGCATTGACGCACCGCTGAAGATTATATATGCGGTAAAGACTAACAGCGAATATTCACCACTGGTACAAAACGACAGGGGATTTATAATAACAAAAACGTTAACAATTAAAAACAGAATAACACAATGAGCACACCAATAGGCGCAAGTCTTATACAGGATCGTATAAGCACCGACGGGGGCACTACCTGGAAAATGATAGTTTGCGCCCAGTCCTCTACCTTAACACAATCGCTTTCCACTACGGAAGAAAAGACGCGTACCTGCGGTACCATAACAGCCACTTCAGTGGATGCGGTTAAGGTAAGCGGTACCGGTTTGAATGTGGGCGACCTGGCAGGAACGGAGGTAAGCTACCTTGCCCTGCAGGGGTATCTGCATAACCAAACTACTATTAAGTTTGAACGTAAGAACCTGGTAAGTGGTACGGTTGCTGAAAGTGAAGTAGAGTATATTTCATTTGACGGCCGGGTAACGAGTTTGGTATCGAACGGGCCTGATTCTGGTTCGCTTTCCTTTGATTGGGAAATAACCAGTACCGGAGTAATTGACTTGACACCATAAAACTAACTGCTATGAGTAACACGTATATGACCGTCAATCTTGGCGGCATCGAAAGGGGGCTTAATTTCAAAATGGGAGCCTTGCGACATTTAGGAGAATTAACCGGTAAGGATCCATTACTGAAGGAAGATAGCGGGGCGAACGGATTTGAGATAGAATTTAACACACTGAAAAATATTGTGCATGCCGGGTTGTTGTGTAATTGTGATGCAAAGAGCAAAGAACCGGATTTTTCGGATAAGGATGTGATTAATTGGGTGGGCCAGTTGGAACCGGAAGAATCGCGTAAGATCGTTACTTTCTTTTCCAATGCGTACAAGGTTGCCGGGGAGGGTAACGCGGACACACAGTGATAAACCGCTAACGTGGGACGATCTGTTAGCGGAGGCATACGGAGAAATGGGATTGCACCCGTGGGAATTTGACCGGTACACTTATAAAGAGTTTCATGCGAAGAGAAAAGGATTAGGGGATAAAGAATTGAGGGAGTGGCAGCGGACGCGGTTGATTGCTTATTATGCGGCTGCTCCGCACATGAAAAAAGGATTTAAGATCAGTGATATTTTTCCTTTGGGCGATGAGGTTAAAAAAAGTAAACCAATAACCAGGGAAGAAATAGAACAGATAAGAAACAGATACAAACAGCACGGCGCACTATGAGTAATGAAATTAAAATAGTACTTACCGGGGATGCAAGCGGAGCCGTGGCCGCTGTTAAGAATGTCAATACAGCCGTTAAGCAATTGCCCGGGAATGTAAAATCGGCCACCACTTCAATTAGTGGGCTGCAATCAGCTATCGGTGGAGTTTCTTCCGGTGTTTCAACGGCCAAAGACAGTTTACTACAATTATCATCTTCCTTTACAGATTCGGGTTCTACTGCTGGCGTTTTATTAAGCGTTCTTGCCGGTCCGGCAGGTATCGCCACAGCATTAACAGGCATAGTTTCAATAGTAGCGGTTAGTATTGCTAAATACGGATCACTATCAGGTGCAATAAATGCTTTGTTCGGAGCTACCAATAATATGGCTGCGGCCAACCGTTCTTTATTGGCATCATTTGCCGAAGCGGAAGGAAAGGCGGCAGCCGAAACAGCCACATTGAATTCGCTTATTTCCATTGCAAAGGATAAAACACTTTCCGATAATGCCCGACAGGAAGCACTGGACCGCGTAAATAAAGAATATAATAAATATCTACCTAAATTAACGCTTGAAGCGCTGGAAACAGGTAAAGCAGATGAAGCGGTAAAAAAATTAAATGCATCCCTTATTCGAAAAGCAAAGATTCAGGGAGTGCAGGATTTGATTACGGCCGAAACAAAAGCACAGGTTGAGGAGTTGTTAAAGGTTAAAGACGCAATCGATCAAGGTTCAACCGCTTCCGGGAAGTTTATCAATGCGATTAAAGGTATTGGACTTAGCAGACCGGGAGCAGCAGCATTAACGGGAGAAATTGCAGGATTAGGAATATCAATAAAAGAAAGCGAAGGCAGGGTAAAATTCTTTACCGACGCATTAAGGAAATTACTATCAGAAGATGCGGTCGATGGAACCCTGATAAAAGATACTCCGATTAAGTTAAGGACAATAAAGGATGAAGCGGAGAAAGCAAAAAAAGAATTACAGTTATTCGCTTCTACGGTTAACGATAAATCATTAGTCAGCCTACAGCCTAAAATAGAAAAGAATCAATTTACCGGGGCTGGTTTATTTGGCAAGCAACCTAAGCCGCAATTTCTAATTGATTTCGACGCGCAGGCGGCACTGGCTGAAGCAAGGTTAACAACGTTAAAAGAAAAATCAACCGCCCTGGCTGATGTGTTAACGGGCACGCTGGGCGGCGCCTTTACTGGGTTATTCAATGATATACTTTCCGGTTCTCAAAGTGCTTTTCAGGCATTCGGACAGGCTATTAAGCAGGTAATAACTAAACTTATTGCGGCGGCAGTAACGGCGGCGATATTTGCGGCCATTATATCCGTGGCATTGGGGGGAAGTTTTGTTGGTGGTTTTAAAAATGTATTTAGTCAGTTAAGTGGATTAAACTTGAAAGGGTTGATACCTGGCTTTGCCAACGGAGTAACAAATTTTAGAGGAGGTATGGCATGGGTTGGAGAACGGGGAAAGGAGTTGGTAAGATTGCCGGGAGGCAGTGACGTAATACCAAATCACATGCTTAATAACGGATCACAAAGGCAGGAACTATTTGCGTTTATTGATAACAGGGGAATTTATTTATCTAACAAAAGAGGTGGCATAAGTGCCGGACGACTGGGGTAATGGCGTACAATTTATACTATACTATTTCATACACTAATAACGAGAATCAAACCGTTACGGTAAATATTTATAAGAATGCTTCCGCACCTGCTTCTATTGGCGTTTACGAATGTACCGGGTGCCAGGTTGAAAGAAGTTGTGATACCAATGACGACAGCGGGTTTACAAAGTACGGCACGTTGATAAGTTCTACATTAACCTTTGGTTTATGGATTCCTGAAACAGATACAAACGTCAATCCAATAACATGGGAAACTTTTATAACGAGTTTACATACGGACTGGAAAGTTATTGTAGATATTGACGGTCAATTTTACTTCCACGGATGGCTAACACCTGATGAGGGACACGCACTATTTCAGGATAAACCTTATGAGGTGACATTCACTGCAACGGATGGGTTAAGACTAACCGAACAACAGGAATTATTAAAGTACGATGGT